TTTTAAAATGTTGTGGTTTGTCTTATTGTAAAAGGTTGTCGAAAATCGTTCTACATGAAACAATTTGTATTATTTAGTAATAATAAGTCGAATTAATTCCTGAACAACGTTTTTAATTTTCATATTTTCAAAGCGAAGGTTGCCGATATCTATATGCGTCAATAAAAGATTTCCAGCAGTTATACTTTTTAACTGAAGATAATAAAAGTGTATTAGGTGAATGGTCTGCCAAAGTGCAAGCGAACATAAAAGGTGTATTTTTATCATAATCATTAGACACAAAGACTAAACCGTAAAGAAAAATCAAACCAAACTCCAAACGTTTCATTATTATAAATAAATGCAAATGAAAATTTAGAAGATCCTTGTTTTTTAGCAATAAAATTTTTATTATCATTTAAGGACTTATTATTAATTGCGTAATCTTCAAAAGACGTTCCGAGCAACTAAACGGCCGAAATTTAGTTTTTCGTTTTTCTTCTCGATATTCTTCATTCTTCATATATTGTAATAAAATTAAATTATCTTTAAAAAGTTTTATATCATTATTAAAAGGTAGCGAAAGTCCAAAATATAAAAAATAAGGGTTGGTATAAATGTTTGCGGGATTAGCAAGCATAAAAACCTTAATATCTCTCATTCTTGCAATTGTTTCAATTAAATTAAGAAAAATCATAACTTCGTTTGCAAGATAAAATTTCTTTTGGCCTTCTTCAATAATAAACTCGTCAAAAATAATATATTTAACTTTAGAAAAAGATGTTCCGTTTTAGGTCTTGTGCAGTAGATAAAGTCATTGCGTGACCGCAAATTTCACCGTCGCAATAAAAAGTATTACCTTTTGACGATAAAATATGACCGTTCAAATTCGTTGTTAGATTTTAAGGCATCAAAAAATGTTGGCACAGCTTTTTTAAGTTCAGGTTTATATCTTCTAATATAAGCGAACTGTTCACCATGTTTTAAAAAACGATTAACAACCATTTTAGATGCTCCATAAGTTTTACCAACACCGTCTTTCACCGAATCAAAATATTAATGAAGGCGTTATAAGATAAGATTTTATGATAATCATAATACATATCTAAATAACACCTCCAATTAAATATTGACAAATAAATTAAAGTTATATTGCAGGCTACCACGCCAAAACTTTCGAAAACGGCTCTTCACCGTGGTTTAATTTTTCGAACAGATTACAATAAATTAAACTTTAATATTCGTCTATTTTTATTATAACATAAAATAAATGAATAATGCAAGAAAAATTGCATAAAATAAAATTAAAAATATTTTTTAAAATAATTTTTTAAAAAATTTTAAAAAATATGTTGACAAAGAAAAAATAAAAGTGTATAATGAAGAAAATGAAGGAGGAAATAAAAATGGAAGAAAATATAAAGATATTAGAAGAATTTTTAGACCTAGCAAGAACTAGAGATTATAAGGGTAATTTAACAGGTTCTTTTGATGAATTTGAGTTGGAAGTAGAGGAAAAAGAATATAAAGCATTAGAAAACCTACTAACAAGATATAAACAACTAGAAGAAGAGAATAAGAGTAAACAAAAAGCTTATGATGATTGTTATTGTGAATATAAACATTATAAACAATTTGACAGTATTCCAAAATCAAAAGTAAAAGAAAAGATAGAAGAATTAGAAAACGGAACTTATGACGCAAAAATAATATTACAGCAACTTTTAGAAGATTAGAAAGGTAAAAAATAATGATTAATTTTTTAAATTATTTATGTGACAACTATTTTGCAAATAAACTTGGAAAACAAATTATAACAGATTTAGCAGTTTTTAATATAGATAAAAAATATGAAGTTAAAGAACATTACTTAAAAGTTTATATAAAAAAGAGAAAATTTGAAAATAAATTTTATAAGTGTATTTTTATAACAGACATTGAAGAAGCATTATATTTATTATGTTCTTGCGAATATAAAAAATTAATAGATTTAATTTTAATTGAAGTTAAAGAGGTGATAACAAATGATTAAACTAGAAATAAAAATAAAAGAAGATTGTATACAAGATTTTGAAAAAGTAGTAGCTACAGCTTTAAATATTACTTTAAAAGAAAAAGTAAAAAGAGCAACTAAAGGTGAAAATGAGGCCTTAAAGTTATACAAAAAACAAATGGGATTTGATAATAATTTAATGGTAGTAAATAGATGTAAAAATCAAAATAATTTTGAAGAAATAAAAGAAGAATTAATAAAGGAGAATGTGTAAGATGTTATTAAGTGAAGAAGGAAAAGTAAAAATTTCAGGAAATGGACAAACAATATGTGCAGAATTAGAACATTTATTATTTTCTATTAAAAAGGAAATAGGAGAAAAAGATTTTGACAAATTAATAAATGCAGTTTTAAAAAATGTAAAAGAAAATAGAATAGAAAATTTAATGAATAAAGAAAAAGATATAAATAAAATATTAGACAGTATAAATGAAACTTTAGAAGAAATAATTAAAACTTTAAAATAGTATATAATTTATTTTATATAGGTTATAGCTAAGCCAAAAAGCTAAAAAATAAAATTTAACAGCACCTATTGCTAAAAGTAGGAGAAAGAAGGGTTATTTATGAAAGATAACAAAGAAAAATTAACAAACGAAGTTGAGGAAAACGCAAATGTAGAAGTAGAAGAAACTTCACTTTCTACAATTCAAGGATTTGGAGCTTTAGGAAAAAGGACTGAAACAAAATGCAATATTTATACAAATATTACAGATCAAAAGAAAATCTTTAATTTAGATAGTAAAGTAGATAATTTACTAAATGACTGTGAAGGAGAACTAATACGTGTAAAAGAGGTTTTAATTAAAAGATACGAAAAACCTATGAAAGAACCTGTAATTGATGAAGAAACAGGAGAAATTTTAAAAGATAAAGAAATAACAATGGCTTGTATTTTAATAGACGATAACGAAAAATCATATGCAACTGGAAGTAAAGTTTTCACAATTCAAATGATGAGATATTTGGACATGTTCAGTTTAAATAATGAAGGATTTGAAATTAAAATAGTAAAAAATAAAACAGAAAAAGGAAACAAAGCATTAGGATTTGAACTTGTGTAAAAAACACAAGTTCATTTTACTAAATAGAAAAGGAGTTGACATAATTGAAAACTAAAAACGGAATTGAACTTGATTTAAAAAACAGTTCTTATATTTACGATTACAATAATTTAAAATTTTATTTTTCGAGTAAATTTTATTTGAAGAAATTTCAAGAAAATTTAAGTTATTATTTATTTATGGAAACAACAAAAATTATAAATAAATATAAAGTAAAAATAAATTTAAATTTATTTTTAGCAATTTCTCTTTATCAAAAAATTGAAAAAAGAGGTTTTTATATAAAATATGAAAATGAAGAAATAGAAATTCCAAAATTTGAAGTAGATTTAATTTGAAAGTAGGTGAAATATTATGGCAACTTCTACACAAAGTAAAATTAGATGGCAACAAAAAGATTATTTAAGTTTAGGAAGGACAGTAGCAAATTTTAATAAAAAGATAAATGAATTACAAAAGCAAGAAAAAAAGCTTTACCTTCCTGAACTAAAAAATTATAAAGATATAAAAGAAAATATTCACACAAGATCAGAATTAAACAGAGTAATAAATAGTTTAAAACGTTTTTCAAAAGAAGGTGCAGAAGATTTATACGTAACAAAAGCAGGTGAACAATTAACAAAATGGGAAAGAGGAGAACTCGAAAAACAAATAAAAATTGCAGAAAGAGGGTTAAAAGAAAGTGCAAAAGCTTTAGAAATTCCAATGAAAAGTGGTTATTCAAAAGCTCAAATGGGTTCTCAAGAATATAGAGAAATTCTTGCAAATTTACGTTCACTTAAAAATTTGGAATTAAAAAGAGGTGGAGATTTTACCAGAATGAAAGAAAGAATTGCAAAATATGGAAATTTAGACATTAAAATGGTAAAAGCAACAATATTTCGTGAAAATTTTATGGAAGCTTTAAAACAAAGTGGAGCTGAAAATTTTGAAAATTTTTCAGTTTTACAAAAGAAAATGAACAGAATAAAAAATCCAATAAATTTTTATGAATTTATAAAGAATTCAAATGTTTTTATGGACATATTTGATTATTATAAACCTCGGCGATGGTATAATTTATGGTGATTTTATCGGCCCTGAAGAACGTTTTAATTTTGGTCTTGAAGAATTAGAATTACTTTAAAATTTTAGAAAGGAATTAAAAGTCAAGTGAAAAAATTTACAGCTGATTTTGAAACAGCTACTTGGCTTGAAAATGAAACTTATGTGTGGGCATGGGCTACCTGCGAAATAGGAAATAATGAAAACATTGAAATAGGAAACAACATTGAAACATTTATTGAGTTTTGTAAAAAAGAAAAAAATCCTATTTTTTATTTTCATAATTTAAAATTTGACGGTGAATTCATAATTTGGTGGGCTATTCAAAACGGGTTTAAACATGTTGAGAAAAAAGAAGAAATAGAAAATAATACTTTTACAACATTAATTTCAGATATGGGTCAATTTTACCAAATTATACTTTATTTTGAAAAGAAAAATAAAAGTTATAAAAAAGTTACCTTTATTGATAGTTTAAAAATTATTCCATTTTCAGTAGATGTTACTGCAAAAAGTTTTAATCTTCCAATTTCAAAACTAAAAATTGACTATAATTTACCACGTGAAAAAGGGCATGTTTTAACAACGGAAGAACGAGAATATATAAAAAATGATGTTTTAATAGTAGCTGAAGCTTTAGAAGTTCTTTTTAAAGATAATCTAGAAAAAATGACAATAGGTTCAAATGCTCTAACAGATTTTAAAAAAATACTTTCAAAGTCAAAATTTGAACATTTATTTCCTTCTTTAGATTATGAAATAGACAAGGATTTAAGAAAAAGTTATAAAGGTGGATTTACTTATTTAAACCCTATTTACAAAGAAAAAGACATTGAAAATATAACTGTTTTAGACGTAAATAGTCTTTACCCTTCTGTTATGTATGAAAAGAAACTTCCTTTTGGAGAACCTATATTTTTTAATGGAAAGTATGAAGAGGATAAAGTTTATAATTTATATGTTCAAATGATTACATGTTCTTTTAAAATAAAGGAAAATAAAATTCCAACAATACAAATAAAACATAATTTAAATTATAAGTCAAATGAATATTTAGAAAGCTCAAATCGGTGAAATTGTTTGTTTAGTTTTAACTTCTATCGATTTAAAATTATTTTTCGAACACTATGAAGTGACAGATTTAACTTACGAATGCCGGTTGGAAATTTAAAAGTTTACAAGGAATTTTTAAAGACTATATTGACAAATGGATAACTCGTAAAAATAATGCTACAATTGAGCGGAAATAAAGGCCAAAGAACACTTGCAAAATTAATGTTAAATTCACTTTATGGGAAATTTGCATCATCATTAGAAGTTCAAAGTAAAATTCCATATATGGGTGAAGATGAAATAATTCATTATAGATTATCTGAAAAGCAAGAAAAAGAAGGTATTTATCTTCCAATTGGTGCATTTATTACAGCTTATGCAAGGGAAAAGACAATTAGAACAAGTCAGGCTATAAAAGACTATTCTATTTCAAAATATGGAAAAGATATGTACATTTATTCTGATACAGATAGTATTCACACAACACTTCCAATTGAAGAATTAAAACTATTTTGTGAAATAGATGATGTAAAACTTCGGAGCTTGGAAAAATGAAGGGTTTGCAACTAAAGGAAAATTTATAAGGCAAAAATGTTATTTAGAAGAAATTGATGGCAAAATGAATATTACGTGTGCAGGTATGCCAAAGAGTTGTTATTCTCAAGTCGAGTGGGAAAAATTTAAAACTGGTTTTACATGTGGTGGAAAACTTACATTTAAACATGTAAAAGGAGGTGTAAAATTAGTTGAAACCGATTTTACTATTAAAGAAGAAAAAATAAAATCGACTATTGAAAAATTTAAAAGGTAATGCTATAATTTACTTGTAAAATACAAGAATTATAGCATTATTTTTAGTTATAATAAATTTTAAGGAGGTGAAAATTTATTATGAATTTATATGAAATTATTAAAGATTTAAATTTTACTTCAGTTGCATGGCAAATATTTACGCCATTATGTTTTTCTTTAGCTGATTTTGTTACAGGTTATATTCAAGCAGTAATTAATCATGAAGTAAAATCTCAAAAAATGCGTGTTGGACTTTTGCATAAAACTTTAATATTTTTAGTAATAATTCTTTCTTTTATAATTCATTTAGCTTTTGATTTAAAATATGTTTCTTCTTTTGTTTGTATTTATGTCGTATTAATGGAAATAATATCAATAATAGAAAACTTGAAAAAAGCAGGTTTAGACGTTGGAAATTTTGGAAAAACTTTAGAAGCTTCAAAAGGAAAAGTAAAAGATGAAGAAAGTAAAAAGATAGAAAAAATTGTAAAGATTATAAATGACAAGGAGGAAGAATAATGGAAAAGAAAGGAATTGACTTATCAACTTGGCAAAGAAACGTAAATTATATGAGTTTAAAAGCTTCAGGAATTGATTTTGCGATTATTCGTTCAGGTTTTGGAAAAAATGAAAGTCAAAAAGATAATATGTTTGAAGAACATTATGCAGGATTAAAATATGTGGGAATTCCAATTCGGAGTATATCATTATTCTTATGTAAATTCTATTGACAGAGCAATACTTGAAGCAAAAAATTGTTTAAATTTTATAAAAGGAAAAAAGATAGATCTTCCTGTTTTTTATGATTTAGAAGAAAGATCTATTCAAAAACTTGGAAAAGATTTAATAACAAAATGTGCTATTGCTTTTTGTGAAGAAATAGAAAAAGCAGGCTATAAAGCTGGAGTTTACGCAAATTTGAATTGGTTTATAAATTATATTGATGTAAAAGAAATTATAAAACATGGATTTAAAATTTGGCTTGCACAATGGAATAATAAACCTACAGCTGATTTTCCAATAAACTATTGGCAATATACTTCTAAAGGTCAAGTTCACGGAATAGAAGGGAACGTTGATTTAGATATTTGCTATGATGATATTTTGTTAACTGTGGATAATGTGGATAACTCTGTGGAAAAATCGAGATATGAAGTTCGGAAAAACTTATACTACTGTGGTAGACTTAAATGTAAGAACAGGAGCAGGAACTTGGTTTTCTCAAAAATTATTTAAAGATTTAACAATAAATGCAAAGCTTCATAGTTTTAGACAAAATTTTGCTGTTCTTAAAAAAGGAACTAGAGTTACTTGTTTAGAAACAAAAATTGAAAATAATAATATATGGATTAGAATTCCTTCTCGGTTGGATTGCAGGTTTTTATCAAGGAAAAATATATGTAAAATAATATAAAAGGTGATTATTTATGGCAGACGCAGAGGCAAGAATTGCTCCAATTATAAACGAAATTTTTTATGTAACCGCAGAATTTGGACAGTACCCTTCAGGAGGTGTTCATAATGGCGTTGATATTTCAACAGGAAAAAATTCAAATTTGTATAGTATTGTAAATGGTATTATAACAAATAAAGGTTATAACGCAGGCGGATGGGGATATTATATTTGTATGAAAGACTTAACTACAAATCAAGGCTTTTTATATGGACATATGAAAGAAGCTTCTCCATTAAATGTAGGTGATACTGTTCAATATGGTACTTTTGTAGGAATTGAAGGAACAACAGGAAATTCAACGGGAATTCATCTTCATATATCAAGTCAAGATATGACGAACAAAGATAGATGGACTTTTGGACTTCCAATATCGCAGTTATTAGACCCAACTCAATATATGGGTTTTCCAAATACTTATGGAATAACAGTTATTTATAATGGAACACCGATGCCACCTACACCACCTACACCCATATTTAGAAAAAATAATAAATTTAAATGGATTTTATATGCAAAAAAATTACGTTCTAAAAATTTATTCATAAATTAAAAAATAAAACATATAATAAAGAAAGGAGAAAAAAATGAAAGAAGCAGATTTTCAAGAAAAATTAAATTCAATACAAGAAAAAATAGGTGTGGACGCTTCAAATTTAATATTAGATGAAATAGGCGTTTTACTTACTGACAATAAAGCAATGAATAATACAATAGATGACAAAGACAAAGAAATTGAAAGATTAAAAAAGACAAATGAAACACTTCAAAATGTAAATGGAAACCTTTTACAGCAGGTAGCAATGGGCGAAGATGTAGAAATACAAAGAAAACTAAAAGAACAGGAAGAACCTAAAAAACCGTTTGATTTTAGAAGTGCGTTTGATGAATACGGAAATTTTAAACAATAATCGAAATTTTATTATAAATTTATTGACATTTATCATAAGTTTGTCATATAATAAAATATATAAAATATAAAAATATAAAAATAAAAGGAGTGATTTTAAAATGGCAATACCAGAAGGTTTAAGAACTTCTCTTAATGCTATAAGAGAAACAAGTATTCAAGACAATACTTTATACGCAAGATATGTTCCTGAAATTCTACCTGATACAGATATTGGAACTTTTTCTGCTTCAATAGTTGCAGACCAAACGATAGCAAATGAATTTATGTCAAGACTTGTAAAAAGAATTGTCTACACACAAATTGAAAATAAAACTTTTAGAAACAAATTAAAAATGTTAGAAGGAGACAGAATGCCTCTAGGTGCAATAGGTCAAGAAATCTATATAAACCCTGCAAAAGGTAGAAGATTTAATGTAGATGATTTTGCAGGCCTACTTGCAAAATATGAAGCTGACATAAAAGTTCAATACCCTGCTGTAAATACTGATATTCAATACCCTGTAACAATTACAAGGGAAAAATTAAGAAGTGCATTTACTTCATGGGGAAATTTAAACGACTTTATATCAGGAATTTCTAATTCTCTATATAACGGAGCTTATATTGATGGATATAGATTTACAAAAAATCTAGTAGGAAATGCTTACAGAACAAATAGTGTTCAAATGCAAACAGTTTCTGCTTTAACAAATGAAAGTACAAGAAAAGCTTTTGTAAAAGCTTTGCGTAATGCTTATTTAGATTTTCACGAACCAAATTCAAATAATAATGCATGGTCTAAAGTTGGTGGATATGGAAAAGCAGTTGTTACATGGTCAAATCCTGAAGATATAGTTTTATTAATTAGAAATGACGTTTTGACAGAAATAGACGTTGAAGTTTTAGCTTCTGCTTTCAATATGGACAAAACTAACTTTATGGGTAGAGTAATTGCTGTTGATAACTTTGACAAATACGACGAAGAAGGAAATAAAACTTTTGACTCAAGTGCAGTTCTTGCTTTAATTGCTGATAAATCTTGGTTTAGAATAAAAGAACAAGACATGGCAATGGACGAGTTCTACAACGCAAATAACAGAACTTGGCAATTGTATTTGAACATGGTAAAAATGTATAACTATAGCGTTTTTGCAAATGCGAAATTAATAGTAACTCAAGAACCTGAAGTTGCACCAACTTCAATAAGATTTAGTGCTGGACTTACAGCTACAGTTGAAAAAGGAAATACTTTAGAACTTCCTGTAATAACTGACCCTGCTCAAGCAAATAAAACAATAACTTATACTTCAGGAACAGAAGCAAAAGCAACAGTTGCTGCAAAAGAAGGAAATAATAAGGTTGCAGTTGTAACAGGTGTTGCTGCGGGAACTTCTGTAATAACAGCTACATGTGGAAACGTAACATCTACTATTACAGTAACAGTTACTGAAGCTTCAGCTTAAAATGTATTTGTTATAATTTCATATATACCCTAAAAAGGGAAGAAAACAAAATATACTTTTCTTCCCTTTAATTTTTAAGAAAGGAAAGAAAACACATGGCAGTTACACCACAAACTAATATTAGATTATTAAAAACACCTTTTGAAATAGATAATAAAAATCAATTAACTTTTGCTTCAGAAAATGCTCAAAAAACATATTTTTTAAGTTTGCCATATATTGTAGAAGATAATTGTACTTATCAAAGAAAAGATAATGTTATAAGATTTCCTGCACATATTGACAATATTTTAGATTATAACTACGTCATGTATCAAAATGAAGCTTATACTAATAAGTGGTTTTATGCTTTTATTACAAAAATGGAATACGTAAACGACAATTTAACTTTAATATCAATTGAAACTGATGTTTTTCAAACTTGGCAATTTGATATAATTTATAAGAAAATGTTTGTTGAACGTGAACATGTTTCTAATGACGCAGTAGGTTTACACACAGTCCCTGAAGGTTTAGAGACTGGAGAATATATAATAGATAGTGTAGAGCATGATACTTCTTTAAACGATTTAGTATATATTATTCAAACTTTAAAGTCAACAACGGGAGAAGATTTACTAGCTACTAATTATGGTGGAATATATTTAGCTGGTGGGGCTTATATATGCCCGAATATTTCAGTATTTATAAATACAATTCAAGGTTTATCTGCTTATGAAAATGTAATTTTGGGAGCTTATGTAATACCTTCTTCAATAATTACTAATACTTCACAAGATTTGAAATATTCTGGTCAAGCTTCGCCAAATACAATTACAAAAACTTTTAATAAACCTACTTCATTAAATGGTTATATTCCAAAAAATCGGTAAATTACTAACATTTCCATATTGTTTTATGAATGTTTCAAATAATAATGGAAGCACAAATTCCCTTCGTTATGAAGAGTTTCATGACGATGAAGGACAAATTTATTTTTTAATAAAAGGTGTGCCTGTGCCTCGGAGGTTCTATAAAATGCATTCCAATAAATTATGGAAATACTTCTATTCAAAATGAAGATGAAGGACTAATTGCAGGAAAATTTCCAACTCTTTCTTGGTCTGAAGATTTATACACAAATTGGCTTACTCAAAACGGTGTAAATTTATCAGTTGGAATTTCAAAAGAAGTTTTGGGAACTTCAGCAGGAAATGCTGACTTGTCTCTACGGTGAAAAAATTGCTAATAAAGTTGCAGGTACGGGAATAAATATTTTAGGAGGATCAATTGGAATTAAAAATAAACTTGCTGAAGTTTACGCACATAGTTTATCACCTTACACTGCAAAAGGAAATACAAATGGTGGAGATATTAACACATGTTCGCGGAAGAAACGGCTTTTCATTTTATAAAATGGCTATTAAACAAGAATATGCAAAAATAATTGATGACTTTTTTTCAATGTATGGTTATAAAGTAAATGAAGTAAAAATTCCAAATGTTACAGGTCGTCAAAATTGGAATTATGTAAAAACTATTGACGCGAACATTTTAGGAGATATTCCTCAAGAAGATATGCAAAAATTAAAAGATATATTTAATAGTGGTGTTACTTTTTGGCATAATCCAAATACATTTTTAGATTATTCACAAAGTAATAACTAGAAAGGAGAAAATAAACAATGGCAAAACGAAAAACAAAATGTATGCGTAACAATTATCAATTTGTAGATAATGCCCTTGTAAATGATGAAACATATTTTGACTATTTAGATAGATTTAAAAAAGTTGCTCTTTCAATTTTTGAATGGGTAAATTTACCAAAATCAATGAATGCTATGTATCTTGAAAAATGTTTATATTATTTTGGAATGGCTTCAATTTTAAAAGATAAAGGTTATGGATTTATTAATACACAATGCAATTCAAATGGCTATGTAAATATATATGGACTTCCAACTTCTTTAAATTGTCGTTCTTTTGGTTACCAAAGCGACAGAAAATTATATACTGGCTTAAATGAAAATTTAACAGACGCACAAAAAGAACAATGGCAATATTACGAGTGTATTTTAGTTCAAAATAACTGGGACAGAATGCCAACAGCTCGGTTCAATGGAACTTTTCGCACTTCGTCTTTATGAGGCAGAACAAACAGCAATGGTAAATATAAAAGCTCAAAAAACCCCTGTTTTACTTTTAATGGACGAAAAACAACGTTTAACCATGGAAAACCTATATTCTCAATATGAAGGAAATAGACCTGTAATTTTTGGCGACAAAAATTCTTTAGGTGAAAATGTTATAAAAGCAATCAACACTCAAGCACCTTTTATTGCAGATAAAATTATTGATTATAAAAAGGAAATTTGGAATGAAGCATTGACATTTTTAGGAATAAATAATATAATGGTAGATAAGAAAGAACGTTTAATTACTGATGAAGCAAACTCAAATAACGAGCTTATAAACTTAAATTTACAAAGCTATTTAGCACCACGCCAGGAAGCTTGCCGTCAATTTAATGAAAAATTTGGATTTACTGGAACAGATAAAGAAATTTCAGTTCGTGTTCGTTCAGATTTACACAATATTATTAAAAATACTCAAAGTATTGTTCAGGATTTTAAAGAGCAAGAAAATATTGAAAATATAGATATAAATACAGATACGAAAGGGGTTGAAGAATAATGGCTTCTTATACTATGCAACTTCGAAAAGTAATTGAATACTTCGGACGAGAAGAAGTAGAAAACTGGTTTAAAGACTATGATTTAACGCATTATTTGACCCCTACACAAATTGAACAAATTACTAAATTTAACGTATGGTCAAAAGACCGTTTAGCTGAAAAAATAGTTGATAATTACTATATGCGTGAAATTGGTTTTGAAACCCCCGCATTATTTAAACATTATGCAAAAATAGAAATGAAAAAAATAATGGAGCGTTACCTTCCAAAAATTTATTCAAATTTCCTAGAATATAACCCTTTATCTAACGTTGATTTTACAGAAACTTATACAAGGGAAATTGCAGGCCAAACTCAAAATCAAGGAACGTCAAATTCTACTTCACAAAATAATAGCTCAGGTTTAAATGTAAATTCAGATACACCTCAAGGCCAAATTTCAAAACAAAATATTTTGACTGGATCTTATGCTTCACAAACTAACGCTTCAGAAACTGAAAGCGAAATTAAAGATAATACCAATACAGAAAATCAAGGAACTTCAAACACTATAGAAACATTTACTAGACATGAAGAAGGAGATAACGGCGTTATTATTACAAATCAACGTTTAGTAAAAGAATATAGAGAAATTATAGTTGCAATTGATGAAGAAATAATAAACGAATTAAATTGCCTTTTTATGGGCATATATTAGAAAGGAGATTTTTTAAAATGATAAATGTTGAAAATTTAAAACCTTTTCCAAAATTTTGTTATACTATTGGAATGATACCAACCTCTTATAAGGAATCTTTAACTTATGAAGAACAATTATGGTGGTTTTGTGACTTTTTACAAAATACAGTAATTCCAACTGTAAATAATAACGGTCAGGCCGTAGAAGAATTACAAAATTTATATGTTGAATTAAAATCATATGTTGATAATTATTTTGAAAATTTAGACGTACAAACAGAAATTAATAATAAATTAGATGAAATGGCAAGAGATGGAACTTTACAAGAAATAGTTGCCTCTTATTTAAATACAAGAGCTATTTTTGGATTTAATACTGTAAATGATTTAATTAATAGTGATAATTTAATAAATGGAAGCTTTGCAAGAACATTAGGTTATTATGCAATAAATGATGGTGGAGGAGCTTTATATAAAATACGAAACGTAGGTGCAAGTGACATTAATAATATTCTTGTTATTCCCATAAATGAAACTTTAGTTGCAGAACTTGTTATTGAACAAAATCTTTATTCAAAACAATTAGGTATTAAAGGCGATAATTTAACAGATGAAACTTTATTACTTAATAAATTTTATGAAATAGAAACAAATGCAACTAAAATATTAAATGAAGGTATATATTTAACTAGTGATACAATTTTTATAAAAGGATTATGGCGTCAAGATACACAAAATAATCATAATAATGGTAAAATTGCATTTAAGTTTGAAAAAGCTACTATTAGATATAACGGAACTGAAAATGGGTGCTCAATTGTGTTTTATAATATGTTTAAACAAAATATTGATGGTCTTTCAATTGATAGAACTTCAGTAAAAAATTATATTGATTTTATAGGATGTTGGCATTGTACAATTTCTAATTTTGACATTATGTCACTTGGAATTCATAAAGACATAACTATTTTAAATAATAAAACTTATGAAACAGAAACTATTCAACATTTAAAATTTGTTAATGGCCACACAAATGGAAATGTAGTTATTCACCCTGAAAATGCTTTAACTTCTTATACTAATGGAATTTATTTTGATTTTGTTAATTTTAATGGTAGAAATTTAAATTATATAATTGAATTATTAGGAAATATATCTAAACAACAAATTGTTTTTAATGAATGTGATTTAAGCTACGCAGAAGAAGCAATATTTTATATTCCTGAATTTCAAAATGGTTTAATTAATAATTCTCTTTCTAGATGTAGTATTACTTGTTATAATTGTTATTTTGATAGTGCAATTCCTCTTTTTTATCAAAATAATCAAAATAATGTAATATTTAATAATATTGGTGATATTGAAGCTTCTAACAGTTCTTTACAAAAATCAAATATAAAATTATTTGATTTTATGAAAAATACTTCATTAATGAATATGTCAGTTACCTCTTCATTTTTACCAATGTTTTTAGTAAATTTAGCTAATAATGGTGATCTAAAAAATGGTGGATTAATTGCTAATAATCCAACTTACCTTTTTGGAAGTTCACATCCTAATATTCAAAAAGAAATTGTAAATTCAAATTCTAATGTTAATGGGCATGCTTTAAAAATGACTTTTGATAATGTTGAAGCAATTTCACAATATCTTGTTTCGTTAAGTGCACCATTTAAAAGTTGTTATACAGCAGGAATAAGAATGAAAAAAATTAGTGGAAGTTGTGATATAGAATTCACTTTTGGCGGACAGTCTTTCTTATATACTAATGATGAAATACCTTTAAATGAAGAAATTGTTTTATTAAATTCAAAATCTTTGCCTTTCTTTGAAGAAAACGCCAATTTAAATGCAACTGTTAAGTTTAAAAATACTAATAATTTAGTTATTGAAGTTTATGAAGGAGCAATTATACCAGGTAGAACTTTATTATTTGGTTTACCTTTACATGCAAATTGCTTAACTTCATAATACCTTTAGTCTTCCGTAACAAATGTTTTTTTACAATAAGACAAACCACAACATTTTAAAAAATATTTCAAAAAAGTATTGACATATATGTTTGTTTGT